AGGTGCTAGTGCTGCTAGATTGGGTAAAGCAACTGTTGAACTTGTCATTAGAGCAATGGAAGACCATGGACTATCTTTTGATAAAGCAAATACTTCCTATCCTAGAAACGCTGAACAGTTTCTTGCTGAGATGGACACGTATAAAAGTATGATAAAATCTTTAATCCAACAAGGTGTTGATATTGAGGTCAAAGATGAACAGGTAGCAGTGGATAATTTATTATTAGTGTTCACTACAAAACCACATGTTGCAAATAGTAAGTGTATGCAAATAACTTGGTTACATCAAGTCATGGTAGAGTTGTCTAGAAGCGAAAGAAATGATTTTTGTTCTGATATGATTTTTCTTGCGATGAAAGTCGGTAGAGGAAAGAGCGATAGATACGGTCCTTTTGCAAAAATATACTAATGTCTAAGAATACTCACTTAGAACACCTAGAAGATAGTATCTTGTTAGATGGAGAGCAAGGTGCAAGAGATGCTTTTATGTTTTTGGATGAGTTAGCAAGGGTTTTTACAGGAAAACAGAAAAATAACTTTAAAATTACTACAAAATGGGATGGTGCACCCGCTGTTTTTTGTGGCATATATCCTGGCACTAAGAAATTTTTTGTAGGCACAAAGTCAGTATTCAATGTCAATGCAAAAATCAATTTTACAGAGGAAGACGTAGATTATAATCATGGTAGTTCACCAGGTCTTGCTGTCAAACTCAAAGACTGTTTAAAATATCTACCAGAATTGGGTATAGAAGGTGTGGCACAGGGTGATTTGCTATTTACTGACGATAAAGTTGAGAAAAATATAAAAGGAACTAACTGTGTCATATTTCAACCCAATACTATAACCTATTGTATACCACAAGAGGATGAATTATACACAAAAGCACTAAAAGCAAAGGTTGGTGTAGTATTTCACACGTCATACACTGGTAATGACATAGGTAGTATGAATGCTAAGTTTGGATATGATGTATCTAAACTAAATGACACTAAAAATGTCCTAGTTTTAAGTGCAGAAACAGGACAATTGGGTAAAGATGTTTTACTAACTCCTAGTGAGAAAAATAACCTAACAAAACTAAAAGATACTAGTAAATCATCCTTAAGTAAGGCATCTAGTTTTTTAAATACAGTAGCAGAACAGATAGAATCTAAAGATCAACTAGTCATAGGGACTAGACTAAAGATATTCTTTAACAAATACGTGCGTGAGGGTAAAAGACTACCTTCTGATAAAATATTTGTCAAAGAATTTCAAGAATATTTTGAAACAGAAGTTAGGAAGGCAGCAGACAAATTAAAAACACCAAAAGGTAAAGCACAGAAATTAAATAAACTATATGATGGTCTTGATTTAATAAAAGAAAACGAGAATGCACTCATGAGTACAGTAAATCTATATTCTGCACTACAATCTGCTAAGGAAATGTTTATACGTAAGTTAGAAACTGGTGAAAGATTTGGAACTTATCTAAGAACTGATAATGGGTATAAAATAACTGCACCAGAAGGTTATGTTGCTATACAAGATGGTGATAACGCAGTCAAATTGGTTGATCGTTTATCATTTAGTGTGGCAAACTTTACTGCAGAGAAAAACTGGGTCAACGGAGATAAACCACAATGAAAAAAGTTTATGCTACATTTGGTAGGTTAAATCCTCCTACTATAGGTCATGAAAAACTGCTTAAAGCAGTGCAATCCAAGGCAGGATCTGATGACTGGTGGATTGTAGTGTCTCAAAGTGTTAAACCAAAGACTGATCCCTTACCATATCAGACAAAAGTAGAGTATTTAAAGAAGATGTTTCCGTGGGCAGCAGATCATATAGATGATAAAGCATGTTGTAAGACAGCAATAGATGTTATGAAGCGTCTTATGATGGAAGGATACACTGACGTAGTATTTGTGGTAGGTTCTGACAGAATGGGTGGTATGAAATTTGTAAAAGAATATAATAGAAGTGATCAATACTCATTTAATAGTGTAGAATTAGAGTCAGCTGGTGAGAGAGATCCAGACGCGGATGGTGCAGCAGGAATGTCCGCAAGTAAGATGAGAGAGGCAGCAAAGGCACAAAATACTGCGGATTTTATTGCAGGAATACCAGATACATTGACAGTGCAAGAGAAGTTAGAACTGATGATTGAAGTTAGAAAGGGAATGGGTTTATAAATAAACTTGATATGTACAACTATATTCATGAAAAGTCTTTCAGACTTCACTAAGAAATCCAAAGTTGCGGAAGCAAACATCACTCGTGATAAGTTCTATAAGAACGAAGTGTATAAGAAGGGTGAGTGGGTTCTTACTGAGCAAGGACAAGTTGGTAAAATACATCGACGAGGTCCTAACTACGTATTATGTCTCACAGCAGAGAACACAAAGTTCCGCAGTTGGATTACAGACATAAAAGAAGTCTTTGAGATTGGCACTGATGCATATCGAGAGTATGTTATGTCTATAACACCTGGTCAAAAGGTTGCAAAACCTAAAAATACCGTCAAGGTGCCAGAGACTATCCCAAGCAAACACCCTACAAATAAGATGGATAAACACGAGTCTAAAAGTCTAGCACAGGTAGCTGCTGAGACTATGCTAAACCCTAAATTCAAGTCTATGAAAGAGACTTGGAGATACGATTACTCTGCTAAGATTGGCAACACAGACGTAAAAGGTCTTGGTGCTAATGGCGTAGGTGGCGGTGACGCACCTGGCATGAAACTTGCAGAACCCGCAGGACAAGAAGGCAAACCAACCATCAAAAAAGTACAACATTCATGTGCTACTAAGGTAGAGCACTCAGAATGGGGTAAGGGCAACTGCTTAAAAGAGCAACATACACTCGATGAAGAAGGTAACATCACACATTACGATGTTATGTTTGAGCATGGACTAGAGCAGAACGTTCCAGTTCCTACACTAAACATACTTGTAAGTGAGATGCACGAGCATGTAATCAATGACGAGAAGAACGAGATAAACGAGAAGAATTTAGATCCAGTCAACCCTGTTGCTGTTAAGAAGAAGTTTGCTAACAGAAAAGATAAGGACGTTGACAACGATGGTGATGTAGATAGCAGCGATAAGTATCTACACAAGAGGAGAAAGGCAATCTCTAAGGCAATGGCAAAAGAGCATCACCAGAAAGATGCTGATGGAAAGGTCATTGAGCATGATGTAGAAGAAACTACACCAAGTTCAGTAGAAGAGGCAAAGAAAGGTCTCTATGCTAACATTCATGCTAAGAGAAAGAGAGGAGAACCACCCGCAAAACCTGGCGATGAGGACTATCCTGCTAAGGATGCTTTCAAGAAGGCAGCAAAAACTGCTAAGAAAGAAGAGGTAGAGGTAGAGACTGAGAGCATGGCACAAGCACGTAAGAACGTTGGTGCATCTACATGTTGGAAGGGTTACAAAGCGAAGGGAACTAAGATGAAAGGTGGGAAGAAAGTTCCTAACTGTGTCAAAGAGTTCTCTGAGTGGAGAAGAATTGCTGAAAAAAAGTAGCGGGCAGTCCTGTTGAGGTCATGCCTGAGTTGGATGACCCAGATGGGATGAAGTCAGGTCAGGAAAAGAAAATGCCTAAAGTTAAGAAAGAGGGTTGCAATCATAGCAAAGGTGGTGTAGACTGTCCTATACATGGGAACAAAGACTGTTCATGACATATAAAGCATCGGATAAAGTTACCCCATATGACTGGTGGTTCGACAAGAACATACCGAGAGCACAGTATGGGAGTCTACAGTGTTGGTTGTACGAAGAAAAAGAAGAGTTTATTAATGCCTATGATATGTTGCTAGGCAGTTGTTATTATCAAATTAAATGGGGATGCGGAAGTGAGGAAAATCTGGCAAGAGGATGCGATCAGTAGTCTGACGTCTTATCAGAATTTAAAAGAACAATATAAAGAAATAATACCAGAGATAGTAAAGTTTGTAGAGGTTAATCAACCTATACTATCTGACTGGGTGTTAGACCAGTGGGTCAACGATAGAAATCTAGGTAGAGTCCAGTTGTGGGAAGGTGACTGGAGAGTAATTCCTATGCCAATTAACGTGGTAGGAACTACAGCAACAGAAGACGACTTTGAACTCAGCGAGATGGTATCATTCGTTGAGTTATTTAATACTACAACAGAAAAAGCAAGAGAGGTATTGCCTAAACTGACTGAAAGTATGAAAAAACTATGCCCCACATTCTATAGTGCTATAGAAAAAGATGTGGATGCTGAGTTAATTAAGTCATGCACTATAAGTAAACTATCGCCAGGCACAAAGATCAATCCACACAACGGTGATATAGATTCTTTACGTCTGCACTTTCCTGTAGTAACAGATGCATGTGCATGGTTATGTGTGCGAGGTAGGAAGAGAACATGGACTGTAGGAGAACCATTTGCTTTCCATGATAACGATAAACACTGGGCACAACATCATGGTTTAAAGGATAGAATTGTAGTTATATTAGATTACTCACTGTCACAACTAGAAAAACGTGGGATCACTATAGAAAAATGGGAGGAAGAACTTGCTATATAATATAGTACGCAAGTCTTAATTATGACTAAATTTTTACTACCCTTTGCTATCAACATTATTGATAAGGCAGTGGATAAGATCCCAGAGGATCTAGAAGATAAGATCAAGTTATTCCTTATCGGACTACTTGAAAAAGCAGCAGCTAAATCAGGCAACAAAGTTGATGACCAACTAGTTGCAGCACTGAAGAAAGCTCTACTTGAATAAATATAACATAGACAACTTTTAAAATCGGAGATTACCATAATGTC